AATTTAAGTGGGTTCCAAAAGATGACGCAACTGACATTGTGCACAACGTGTTGCAACCTGCAATTCGTTTCACTAAAGAGCAATGCCTTGATTTGCCGCCAATGGTATACACCAAACGTGACATAGAACTTACTCGACAACAAAAGAAATACTACAAAGAGCTTAGAGATAAGATGATCATGCGTGCCGCCGGTGAGGAAGTTACCGCCGCTAATGCCGCTGTAATAATGAACAAACTCTTACAAATAAGTTCTGGTGCGGTGTATACAGACAATGGTGATTCATTAGAGTTTGATATTAAAAACCGATACAAGGTGTTGCGTGAAGTCATAGACGAGTCAAGCAAAAAAGTGTTGGTATTCGTGCCATTTAAACACGCCATAGATATATTGACCGATAAGCTACGCAATGATGGCATAAGCGCAGAAATTATACGTGGTGATGTATCTGCATCGAAACGTACAGAAAGGTTTAAACAGTTTCAAGAACAAGACAACCCAAAAGTGTTGGTGATACAACCGCAGTCAGCCGCACACGGTGTGACATTGACTGCCGCAAACACTGTGGTGTGGTGGGGGCCGACGTCTTCGCTGGAAACATATGCGCAAGCTAACGCTCGTGTGCACAGGTCTGGACAAGACCAGAAATGTACTGTTGTGCAACTACAAGGCTCTCACGTAGAGAAACGCGTTTACGCACTATTAGATAATAGAATAGACGTACACACAAAGATGATAGACCTTTACAACGAAATGATTGACTAATATAATAGAATAAACTAAACTGCATGATCTATTAACTTGGAGGGGGTTTCATGTCGGAAGATTTAGCTAAACTTGTACGTGTGTACAAAAACATTCGTAGTAAGCGTGCCGAATTGTCTAAGAAGTTCAAAGAAGAAGACGGTGCGCTCATTGAAAAATTAGACGTAGTAAAGAAAGCATTGCTTGATTACTGTAATGAAAACAATGTTGAAAGCGTACGCACGTCCGAGGGTTTATTTTATCGCTCGGTCAAAGCTCGGTATTGGACTAGCGACTGGGAGTCCATGTATGCGTTTATATTAGACCACCAAGTACCTGAGTTTTTTGATAAACGCTTGAACCAGTCAAATGTAAAACAGTTTTTAGAAGAAAACCCTGAGTTAGTACCGAAAGGTTTAAACGTTGACTCTGAATACACCTTGTCTGTGAGGAAAAAGTAATGGATAAATTTGTACCAATTGAAAAAGTAGCAGAGCATTTTTGTGTGTCTGTATCAACCATTCGCGCTTGGGTTAGGGCTGACCACATACCAAAGAACACGTATGTTAAAGTGGCTAACACATACCGGTTTAGCTTAGATAAGGTAGCCGATGCGTTGTTGGATAGTGATACTGAGCAAGATGATTTTGCAGATGTTGTTTACGATGTAGCGTCACCGGACGATGACGTGTGAAGCGATTAAGTATTCGTGACGGCACGTTTTATCCATACGGCGACACCATAGATGTTGTTATAATAAACGCGGGGCCAGTATCACGAGAGTATTTTTCGCACGAATTTGATGCTACGCAAACAAAGTCTGCAACGTGTTGGTCTGTAGACACACAAAGACCTGCTGAAGCTGTGCCTGATGAACATAAACAAGCGGCTAGATGCTTAGATTGTAAACACAATATACGAGGATCGTCCGGTTACGGGAGAGCATGTAGGTTTTTTCAAAGATTAGCTATTGCATTTAAGGACGAGCTAGACGTAATATATCAGTTGCAGTTGCCAGCCACTTCTATATTTGGTAAAGCTCGTGGTAGTGACATGCCACTACAAGAATATGTACGGCATCTATCAAAACATAATACTGCCGCTACGTCTGTGGTAACAAAGATATATTTTGATAAAAGTCACTCCTTACCCAAGCTGTTTTTTAGGCCAGTACAAGGTCTTGACAAAAAACAATTAGAGACTGTATCGGCGCTGGTTAACCACCCCGATGTATACGAAGCAATAACCTCTGCCGAAAGGCCGAGCGCAACCGCGTCACCCTTTGATTCTGTCGAGGGCTACGCATTTAAATAAACCATTCTTAGGAGAATGAGCATATGACACACCTTATAGAAAACGTTGAAGCCTTATACCCACGCATAAACCAAACATATCGGTTTGACAATACTGAAAACCGGTCTGTACCTTGCGAACCAAAAGAAGATGGTGCGGCGTACGAGATGTCTTTCCGTATGTCCAAAGACCAAGCTAAAGCATTGTTTGGCGCTATGGTAAAATCGTACCAAGAAAAACGTGAAGACAAATGGCCTGAAAAATTAGACATGCCGTTTAAGAAAGACGATGATGGTATGTACGTTGGTAAGACCAAACTAAAAGGCGCTTACAGCGGTGACCCCACACAAAAACCTGCTCAATATGATGCAAGCAACACCAAGCTCCCTGCTGACTTTCGTTTAACAACGGGTAGCACAGTCAACATTGCTATTATATTTCAACCATATAACGGCGCTATGGGTAATGGCTGTAGCTTACGTCTCAAAGCAGTACAAGTCACTAAGTACGCCGAACCTGTTGACAATAATCCATTCTCAGCTACGGATGGTTTTACTCACGGTGGTGAAGCAAGCCCGTTTGACTCCAATATATCTCAAGATGGTGACGACGTGTTTGAAGAAGAACCTGCGGCTGAACCGCCTGCACCGAAGAAAAAGCTGACCAAAAAGAAAGCCTCTGCCCCAAAAGAGAAAGAAGAACTCAGTTCAATTATTGATGATTGGGACGACGAATAGTTCTCACTGTGACCGTGGGGGATTGAACGCCCCTACGGTTAATTTTTCTTTTTGGGGGGACTATGGACACACATGAATTTTTGAGCAACGTGCTGGCGCGTGGCAACCACTACTGTCTATTACAATTACTTGACGGTGGTAAAGACGCGGCTAGTAGGAAACAAACTTTTTATAACAACATAGATGACTTAGTGGTCGCGGCAAAGCAAGCCGATAACGCTGGTTGGGATGTGTACATGGCAATGGGTTCGTTTGCCGAACGTGGTAAGCGAACAAACGATAGGGTGCAGAATGTAAAAGCGTTGTTCCTTGATTTAGATATAGATGAGGACGACGAAAGAAAATACTCAACACAACGTGAAGCTCTTAATGAGTTACGTAGTTTTTGTAGAGAACTGAAGTTACCTAAACCGTTTATCGTAAACTCAGGTAGGGGTATACACGTTCATTGGGCGTTTAAAGAGAGCGTCCCAAAGGATGAGTGGCAGGTAGTTGCAACACGTCTTAAAGCTACAGTAAAAGATAAAGGATTACTGGCAGACCACGCTGTTACCTCAGACGCGGCTCGTGTGTTACGCGTACCAGAAACACATAACCACAAAACAGACCCACCTACACCTGTTAGTTTTATCTATGGTTCAGCTACGCCCGTCGATTTCGACGTGTTTGCGGCGTTGCTTGGGTATGACACGATACCAGTACCCACTAAGGTGGACGGCCCTACGTCCTTCATGGACGCAATACATAGTAATATCACAGCAAGTTTTGAAGACATCATACATCGCTCCCGGGAGGGTAGTGGGTGTGAACAGTTACGCAGAGTCGTTGACGAGCCTGATACGCAGAGTGAACCTGTGTGGGTATCTGCTATATCAATAGCTAAAAAGTGTGACGACGGTGGGCGTGAAAAAGCACATGAAATATCCAGAGGGTATGATGGCTATGATCCTGATGAAACGAACGTCAAATACGACAACGTACAGTATCCACACACATGCTCCACGTTTGACCAACGTGTTGAGGGTATATGCCCTGACTGCCCTAACTTCGGTAAGATAAAATCACCGATTGTAATTGGCCAAAAGATACTCGAAGCAGAGGATGAGGTGTTTGATATACCTACATCCACATCCATTCCGGCGTACCCCAAGCCATACTTTAGGGGTATGAACGGTGGGATATACATGCGAACAAGTAACTCAGAAGGGGACATAGACGAAAAACTTATATACCACAACGACTTGTATGTAATAAGTAGGATCCGTGACCCCGAAGAAGGCGAGTCTGTGGTTATGCGTTTGCATCTACCTAAAGACCCCATAAGAGAATTTACTATACCACTAACCGCTGTCACATCAAGAGATGAATTTCGTAAGCACATGGCTATGAATGGTGTGGCGTTAACTAAAATGGACGAACTTATGAACTATACAACTACTTGGATAAACGAATTGCAAGCTGACGGTGAAGCCGCCGACGCGCATACACAATTTGGTTGGACTGACGATGATACTTTCGAGTCTTTTGTTATTGGTGATAGAGAGTTGTTTGCCGACCGAATCGCATTTAATCCCCCTACAAGTCGCACCGCGTCCTTATTTCCAGCGTTTAAACCTAAAGGGACGTTGGACGAATGGGTTGAGATGATAGAATTTTACAACCAACCTAATATGGAACTTCATCAATTTGTTATATGTAGTGCATTTGGCTCCATACTTATGCCGTTTAACCCCGTTAATAACAGTATGTTTCACATACACAGTAAAGAGTCTGGTGTAGGTAAAACAACAGCCATGCTAGCAGGGGCTTCCGTCTGGGGTAGACCTAAAAGCCTTGTTATGAAAAAGAAAGATACGGAGAACAGTCGTTACTTACGGGCAGAAGTGTATAAGAATCTACCGTTGTATGTAGACGAGTTGACAAACAGTTCGGGAGCGGTGCTGTCCGACTTTGTGTATGCCATGACTTCGGGTGAGCAACCAGACAGAATGACTGCGAATACAAACACGGCGCGGTACAGAGGTGTTGGTTGGAAAAACATGACTACTACAACAGGCAACACCAGCGTACGTGAACGTATAGCTATGGGAAAAAGTGGTATAGACGCAGAGATGCAACGATGCTTAGAAAAGTATGTTGCTAAGCACTCCGTGTCTACCGATAAGCAAAAGACGGATGAATTTGCACGGCGCGTAGAGAATGTATATGGCCACGCAGGGCCAGAGTTCGCTCAATATGTTATGCAAAATGTCGATTCGGTGCGTAATTTTTGTTTGCAGTTGCAGAAGCGTACGGATGAAGAAGCTAAGTTAAACGCAGAAAACCGATTCTGGTCGGTGCATGTAGCAATGTCAATTTCTGCCGGTATCATGGCAAAGAAAATAGGGCTACTATCTTTTGATATGAAGAACCTGTATAGGTGGAGTATAGACATGGTTAACGAGGCTAATAAGGAATCACGAGAGTCAGCATTGTCTGTCGAGCAGATAATTAATGAGTATGTGTTTGACAATAACGGTAAGATTCTACAGATACGTAGCACTGATGACTTACGTAAACAGAATGGCAATGGCTTAGACCAACTCGTTATACCAGAGTTTGCGCCACGCGGTGATGTAGTCGGACGTTATGAACCAGATACAAAGAAAATGTTTTTGCTTCCTACACCACTTAAACGCTGGTGTGGAGAACGGCAGATAAACTACGGGCAATTGGTTAAAGAATTAACAGCTAATATGAACGCTATTAAGAAAAAGGTTCGGCTAACAAAAGGTACGCAATTACAACTACCTCCCGCAACCTGCATAGTATTTGATTGTGATGTAGCGGACGAAATGTTTGATGCTTCTGAGGACTGATGATTTACACCCCGATGGCGTACGTATAGCAATACGTTGGGATAAATTTGTTATCGGGGCGTCGTTATTTGTACCGTGTGTTAACACAACTAAAGCTGTACAACAATTAACCACAATAGCTGGCGACAGTGGGCAACAGATTACAACTAAAATTGTAGTAGAAAATGGTATGTTAGGGGTTCGCGTATGGCGTACTATGTGATACTATGGTATCCGATGACAGCCGTTCACTGTCATTCTCCTATGTAGTAAGTGTACCCCCTCTACCGTATCCCTCCAATATGGTAGAGGGTTTTAATCATCATCTTCAGCTACATTTACCTCGTCTAACAATTGTTTCCATTGCTTACGCACAGGTACGCCGAATTCCATTTGGGAGCTAGTGCGGTCAAATCCTGAAGCTGAACGAGCTAATGTACTACCAGTAATACGCCCTGCTACTGGCACACGTTTGTTCCATTCTTGTATTTCTTCAAAAAGTTCAGTTATGCCTTCGCTGTCACCCGCTCTTCTAAGTAAGTTGTACTTGCTTAAATACTTAGCACGTTGTTTTAAAGTGGCACGTTGTATACCTTTAAATTTAGCTACGGTGAACTGTGCTTTTTCTATGGCATAAGGTTGGAACCCTAAGAACTGTGCGGCTAACTCACCAAAGTTTAAATCTTCTTTAAGTATGTTATCCTGACGACGCGTTAACACACCTTCTGTGGGGTATCTGTACATTGCTCGTATCTGATTACGTACGGCTGTGGGTACAAACATTTCTACGCCACGGACAAAGTTACCATTTGCAACATCTTCAACACCACGGCCAATACCTTTTACAACACTTAATGCGGGGCCACCTAAATAGAAACCTATGTCTTCTTCAAGACTTGCATCTGGGTTATATTTGTTTAGTTGTATTAACAGCCCTGATAGCGCCACCCTGTCAGCTACGTTAACCCCACTAAAGTATGTGGTCGGGCCTTTGTATGCTAGTTCGCCAAGATGTTTACGTACACGAGTATCAAAGTCTTCTTCTTCGTCGCCGTACAATAAATCCATTATCATTTTAATAGCGCCGTACATAGGCATACCGTGTACACCTGCTAGCAGGAATGAACTAGCCATTGTGTAGGACAATTGTCTAAATGCCTCATCACGTAGGTCTTTAGAGGCTTTATCATCGCCGGGGAAAAAGTTTGTACCGACAGCTTTAGCAGACTTCAACATGGTGTAGTACATTTGTATGCCGTAGTTCTTATACATTAATGCTACGCGCATTACGTCATTTTGTGCAAAGCGTGCACCTGTCTCGGTTACAGCGCCACCGTTAGTTTCTTGTGTTTTATACAACGCGTTTCTAGCTAACTGCTGTTCTTGTGCTTTTGTTAGCACCACGTCTTTCGGATCTATATTACCCTGTTTAGCTAACACACGTTTGGCGTTTTTAACTTCAAGTAAATACGATGCGGTAAGTGTTACTTGCCTATTGGTTTGTTCTACTTGGTGAAACATAAACGCGGCGTATCTTGTAAACTTGTTGCCACCCGGCAAGTAAGAGGTAATTTTGTTTTGCGAACGTCCACTTTGATCTAGGTTTAACTCATCGGCTAAGTACGATTGGTTAAGTTGCCCACGCGCAGAGGCTTCCTCTACCAACGGTTTTAGACTTTTAATTAATTCTTCTTGCTCTTTGCTGTCAAACTCTAGGTCTTGGCGTAAGTCATAAACAACCTTACCGTCTGTAACACGCGGTATAAAGTAATTTTCTAATCCAAGCGCTGTATCTTTTACTTCAACATTACCGTTAGGCATACGTATCACGCGTTTTGTACCGGAACCTGCAAGTGTTTTATATGCTGTTGTTATAGCTCTAAACGCATTGTTGCCACCGTAAGTGCCGGATAAATAGGGCAATACAAACAACGGAATTTGCGACAAGTTAACTACTGCGGATGAAACGTTGAAGCCTATGGTGTATATAAATGCGAACCTATTTAACCCCATAGACAATGCTTGGTAGTCAGTCTTTGGACTGATAGCGTAGTCAGCACGTTTGGTTGCTTCGTTTACTATCTGGGCATACGTAGAACCTTTTACATTAGCTTTGTTTTGCTTAGACATTTGCACTATGGTTGCACGCAAATCGCGTATCTTTGCGGCGTAGTCTAAACGAACAACTTGTCTGGCTAAGTCATAACCTTTTTTGTTAAACACTTCTATAGGATCTTGTATATAACCTTCTACACCTTGACGTTTTTGTAGCGATTTAGCGTAGTGGCTTTCTGGCAACGCGTCTATATAAAGCTCCATCACTTGCATCTGAACTTTACTATCTACACCTGCCTTAGCTAGTTGGGCTAATACGTTTTTAACAAACGACGTAGGCGCACCCTCTGTGCCACCTTTTAAATCTTCGATTAGTTTTTTCTTGTCCGCAGTAGCGGATAAAATTTTAGGTGTCCGTTCTCCATCTTTCTCGTCAAACAGTATATGACCATCATCCATTAACTGCTGTAGTCTAGCTTGCATCTCTACATCACTATCAAACTTCTCTACTTGAAATCTACGTCTAGTAGGCTCTACACTTGGCGCAAGGTTGTATGCCAACGTGTACTGACCTTCACGGTATAGCGGGAAGTAGGGATCTATGGTTATCTTGTTGAACATACGCTCTTCAAGGTCTTTAACCATCTTAGCTTTTTCATTTGGTTTTAATTCAGAACTACGACTAATATCACCCAGTATTACTTCTTTGAGTCGTTTAAATTGGGCTTTGTATGCGTCACGCATATTCTTATAAGCCATTCGACCTTGATCGCCGACAGCATCCGAGGCATAGATAGCGTTTAATCTGTCCCAAACAACTTGTTTATCTTCACTAGGTATACCATCTTTTTTCTCTGTTTTCTGGTCTTTGTAGTAACTACGGGGGCGTGAAGGATCTACTTCTAGCGTGGTGCTATCGTTGACCATCTGTTTGTATTGTTCTTTGGTAGCATCGTTTACGGTTTTCCACCATTTACTGATTTGTAAAGACACAGCTTCTATTTCTTTTTCTGCTGTTTCTAACCTACCACGTTGTTTTTCCATTAACTCTTGTAGTTTGTATATAGAGCCAGCAAGTTTTAAATCATATCTTTTTGCTATGTCACCTAACGCTTGCACAGGAGAAAAACCTAAAAACAATGTCTTGGTGCTTGCGCTCATTGTTTTAAACGCGTTCTCTACTTGCCCTGCGAACTTCATTCGTTCTGCTTCGCTTATAGGCAACACTGACGTTGCGCCCATGATTCCTTTTTGTAACTTACTTAATTTTGCGGGCGTGTTGAATTGAAACAAACCAATATCATTTGATGTTCCAGACGGCGCAAGTATTTGACTTATCAATGTGTCTACTTCACCACTTACGTCTAGTAGCACTACACTGTCAGGATCTACTCGGGCAACAGTTGGTCTACCTACAAGCGGGCGTAGTACATTCATAAACGCGTTATACACAGCCTCTAACACAGACACCAACTTGTTCTGGTTCTTTGGCTTTACGTTGATCCCGGCTAGGAACGTTCTAAACTCGGGGTTGCCGTAGGCTTCAGCTACAAACTCAAATATGTTTGGCGTGTCAAACTCAGCAGGTATGTCTTTTTTTATGCTTTCAAAAATGTTTTTAAGTTGTTGTACAGCAGGGCTAGATTTTTTAGTCCGCAAAGAAACGTGCGTAGCCGCATGAGTCATCTCGTGCAATACAGTATTGACGTTTACTTCGCCTTTAGCTTGCGGAACTAATATAATCGTGTTGGTATTAGGGTCGTACATACCACCTTGTACGCGCTCTACTGGCTCACCTAATTTTTTAGCTAGGGCTACTATTTCTTTATCTACTACTTTACCGTTTTTAATTTCAGCGTACCGTATGGTTACACCTTCACTAAACGGTATGAGCTTACGAGCAATTTTACGAATCTGTTTGTTCTTTGTTGCACGCGCTATAGATTCCAGCGCTTGCGCAATGTTGTTATCTTTTATGGCCTTGTCTGTAGCGGCACTTATTGGATCTTTTATACCTGCAACTTTACGTGGGAGTTCAAATGGGTCTTCCGCTAGCCCTAACTTACGAGCGATAACCCTTTTCTCTTCTATCTCTTCTAGCTTTCTTCTTGTCGCAGTTGTTTTCTTTGGCGTAGTTTGAACTTCTTGTGTTGCTTCTTCTGTTGCTTGTTTTTCTGATTTACCTTGTTTAATTTTTTTCTTAGCTAATTTTTGTATACGTACATCTTCAATTCGTTTTAGTTTAGCGTCTTCTTCTACCCCTGTTTCTGTTTCAGTATCGGCTTGGTTTTCAACTGTTGTAGGGGCCGCATCTTTTTCTGCTTCTCTGATAGCCTTTTTAGCGTCTTCAATACTTAACGATGGGTCGTTCTCCATAGCAATTGCTACGGCATCCTCTACACGCCTTTCTGTCTTTTTATCAAACTGATACGGTGCAAAGTACGCAGGATAATTTCCTGACCGCTTCATAAGTTTTTCTAATTCTTTATCGTTAGTGGCTTCAGGAAAAAGTTTTAGTTTTTTAACTCTTTTTAATGTGTCCGCACGCATCTTGTCGTAAGATGCCTTAGCCGCTTTTCGTTTTTCTGCTAAAGTTTTCTGCCGGTCTTTAGCTTCTTTAGTGCCGGGTTTTACTTGGACTTGCGCAACGCTGGTAGGGTCTTTAAGTTCTGCGGCTTGTTGTTTTAATTGTTGTTCGATAAACGTATTTAACCCAGAGTCAAAGTTTTCACGCGCCCAATTCAATGCAAGCTCTGCGTTTTTCTTATTCCTAAACTTTTCACGCTCTACGATTTGTTCGGGTGTAAAATCTGTTTTAGTATCTTTTTTAGCTCCACGTTCTGTTCTTGTATCTGCTTGTACTATATCGGCAACTGCATCAATAATACCATCGACAGGTCGTGCCGCATTAGCAAAATAAACGAACGCCGCTCTGTTAGCTTGAAAGTCTTCTAGTTTTTCAGTTTTGTTTTTTCTGTCTCTTATCTTACCAGTGTTTTTACTAATCATATCTGGTAAGCGTGTTACTCCCACAACAACCGCTTTGTCTTGGTCGGTGGTAATTTTATTTGCTTCGCTATTCGGAATTATTCTTTGGTAACCTTGTCGTTCTAGCTGTCGTCTACGTGTTTCTGTGCCTTCAACTTGCTTTTGTTGGAACGTAGCTTCTGCTTTAGTTACCGGTCTAGGCTCTTTCTTTTCGTCAGTAACTACTTCTTTGTCACCTGTTTGCTCTACAGGCAGTGAGGCTTGTGCTTGTTCGCCGACAGGCGGTAACGATCTATCTACCTCACCAAGTTTTGATGGGGTTGCATCACCACGAGCGCGTCTAGCCTCCGTAGTTACGTTTAACATTTTATCTATTTCGGCTTGCGTAAACTCTTTCTCTTGCACTTGTTCACGAGTAGCAGGGACGTAATCTAACATACCATTTACATAATCCATTTGCTGGTCTGTTGTTAGTTGGTCAAACTGTTGCTCAGTGAGTACATCACCAATACGTTTGTTAAGCTCAGGCTTTTTACCAAAAAAGTCTTTTATTTCGTAGAACTTATCTTTTAGCTTAGATACAGTTCCAGCTATAGGCCCAGTAGGACGAGTTTTGAACGTGTCTTCTTTCGGTGTTAGTGAAGGACGTGCGTTTGGACTTGCTTGTTCGTTAGCTTCAGACTCATTCATTAATGCGTCTAACTCAGCGTCTGACATCTCTTTTTCGTACATTTTGGAGTCGTCTTGCTGTTGCGCAACCTGCGCGTAGTACATGTCTTGTTGCTCTACTGTCAATGCCTTTATAGCATTGTTAGTGCCTAACTTGACAGCTTCGTCCACTGCTTTTTGATCTTGCGCGGTTTTATATCGTGTTTGTGCTTTAGTTACGTTTTCATATAACTGTTTTTGTTCGTCCGATAACTTATCAATAGCGTCTTTGCGTTCTTTATCATTTTTAGCATTAAACACTGCCTGTAAGGGATTTCTGTCTTTAGCAGGTATAGTGACAGCTTGCTCTCGCGTATCTTCTCTACCTTCATCTTTTTCAACTTCGGCAAGTGCGGCTTCTATTTCCGCCTCGCTTGCATCCTCTATCGTGTCAGCTTGTGTTCTCTTATCGGCTGTACGTTGCTTGCCGGGCAAGACGTCAATCATTAATTGGAAAATAGCACCTGTAGCACCACCATATCCGGCAGACTCAGCCGCACCTTCACTAAGTTCTTTGTTAGGGTTGTAACCTTGTTCAACTAAGTTTTGTGCGGTGTTTTGTGCAAGTTCTTGTACTGCTTCTATACCACCTGTGGTAGCGGCACTTCTGGCACGGTCAAGCAAACCCTTGAGTTCTTTCGGGCCGCCAAGCATTTTTTCTAGTTTACCTGCTGTTTTTTGACTAAATTTACTAATAGCTTTTAGGTAGGGTATTGTTTCTATTGCACCTGCCAATAGAATTCTAGGGTCAGTTATTGCTCTATTACGTTCTTCTTCTGTAGCCCCATATTCTCTAGCGCGTTCACTTGCTTCACCTACTTGCGTACCAATACCAGCAACTGTACCAGCGGCTATGGCTCCGGGAACACCCCCTAGTAAACCACCGGTTATGGAAGCGATACCAGTACCCGCTATGGAGCCAAGCCCAGAGCTAACGTTAAATGTAGGGGAACTTGTATCTACACCCTCTAAGTCAGGTTTTATTTTAGCAGTGAAGTCTTTTATTTTTTTACGTGCTTTAAGTTCAGCCTGTTCTTCCAATGGAGTTATGGCCGCAAGACCCACTGACTCCAATATACCTACAGTACCGGTTCCTAACCCTGCACCTACTGTACCGAAAAACCCTGCTTCTTCTGGTGGCGCTTGTGCCCTTCGAGCTTCTAGTGCTCTAAGTTTTTCGCTAGCTCGCAGACTCTGTTGTTGACTGCTTGAGGGTCTGTCAAAGTTCCCTGTTTGTAACGCTTGGGTTAGCACTTGCACAGCACGGGCATCTCCTGCTTGCTGTGCGTTCTGTAAAGCAAACTGTAGTTGTTCAACCGTAGCCATATGTTTATCTCGCGGGAGGCGTTAATGGGTTAAATGTTGGGCTGTTTATACCGCCGGGCAAAGCAGAATTACCATATTTTGCCATCGCCGCATTATATTCTGCATCAGTTGCTTTTTGTTTCCTTATTTCATCAATGCCCCCTGCTTGCTTCTCTAAAGCGGCTATGTAATCTAACATATTTGCTTCAGCTAGCATTTTTGTTACGGTATTGCCAACAAGAATGGCTTTATCCTCGGCAGACATTGGTTCTAACCCTTGAACTTTTTCTTTTTCATCAATACCTTTAAGTACCTTTTCAGCTAAACTTCCTTTAAGTTCCATTATTTTTGTAAGCTGTTCCCTTGCGCTTTCTGCGCTATCGGTTTGTACCTTTTGCATCTCCGTAAGTTTTTCAATTTCAAGTTTAGCGTTTTCGGTAGCCAACTTAGCAACTTCAACCGCTTGTTTTTTATCGGCCATCGTAGCTTCAGACAATGCTTTTACGGAAGTCGATATAGTTTGCTGAGCTACTTGTTTGGCTATGTTGCTAGCATTTAATGCGGCAGTGCCTATGGCCACGTCAGCTTGTAGTGCACGTTCACCTAAATCTACCTTACCTTTAGCTAGCTCCTCTAAACTATCGTAGCGTGTTTTCGCGTCGTCTCTTTGTTGTTTACGCACAGCTTCAGCGGCTTTTTGTGCTGGGCCTAGTGTGCCTCTACCACTTATGATGTCACCAAAGTAAGCCGAACGCTGTGCTTTTTTGAGCGCCTCTGGACTGTATATTTCTTCCATTTCTTTTTTTCTTTTGTCGTAAAGCTCTTGGTAGTCTCCTTGTAGTAACCCGTATTGAGTTGCTACGTTATCTCTACCAATTAAGTTTTCTGCATCTGTTGCACCTTTTTTACCTGCGGTTGCTACAGATTCAGGAGTAGCAACAAAGTTACCTTGCGCATCCATCATACCGGACTTTTTAAGTAGCCCCTCTGTGTCTTCTTTATTTTGAGTTGTTGGTGTAATAGTACCACCCGTTACCTCCGCCAGTCTTTCTTCATAAGTAGGCGGTTGTTTTGCTGGTGGTGGCGCTTTACCGTCAGGCGTAGCGTATGTCGGTGTTGCAATACCTTGTTCTTCAGGTTTTGCTTCAGGTTTACGCAAAACTAAAGGCTCTTCCGGCGGTACAAATGGTTTTGTTTCCACTTTACTACTGGCGGCTTCTGCTTCAGGCGCTACTGTAGCGGTACTCTTATCCTTGGTTAAATCTTCAACGTCTCTCTGTGCAGGGCTTAAAGCGGCTCGCCTTCTATTTTCAGCCATGTCTGCATCAAATTTGGTTTTAAGTTTTTCTTCGGTCTTTGTTCTACCCGCTTTCATGTCTTTGTATGCTTGTACTTTTGATCCATAAATAGCTAGAATTTGTTCAGTAGATACATTAGGATCGTCAATCATGCGTTGAATTTTTGCTTTGTCCAACCCTGCTTGCCCAGAAGCTACAAACTCTTTTAAATCTGTTTCGGCTAACCCGCCCTTATCAAAACGCATTAAACCACCTTGCGCCGCCTGTCTTATTTGTTGTGGTGGACGTTGTTGTGGTGGGCGTTGTTGTGGTGGACGTTGTTGTGGTTTGTTTTGTGCAAGAAAACTACCTAAGCCCCCCTGCGGCATTGCTTTTTTAGCGGCTTGCTTTATACCTTTATCTTGGCGCAATTTTTTCAGCCTGTTTACTTCACCAACATTCTGCGCAAGTTCTTGTTGTGTTATACCAACAGCTTCTTCTTCTAATCGTTGTGCAAGATTTTTAGGGCTTTGTTCAAGTTGCATCTGCATGTCGCGCATGGCGGCTTCTTTTTCAGACTTAACTTTTTGCAGAGCAAGCGCCTCTAAGGTCGGAGCGGCTACTTTACCCATACCTAAACCTTTAGCGGCTTGTTGAGCACGTTGTTTTAACTTGTTAGGGTTACCCGCATACAAGTCACTCATTTTATCTATCTTACCTAACATATCTGTTATAGCCATCGTCTTATCCTATGTTTCTTGAGTAACTTGATCGTCTACAAAATCGTCAAACGATTGTTCGCTGTCCTCGGCATCTGCCGGAGCTACAGATACGTTCTCAGGTAGCTCATCATCATCACCAAGCCCTTCTAGGAACGTGCCAAACGCGTCAACTGCTCCTGACCCAAGCCCTGCTAGTTGTCCAAAAATACCACCTATAGTATCTAATGCGGTATCGTCAGTTACACCACCATAATTTTCTAAGAATTTAGCGAATTGACTACCTTCAGCATAGCTTCTGTTGGCCGCGCTAACCGGTAAACCTTGTAGTAGCGATTGTTGATACTGTAGGTTTTTATAGGGGTATAGTCGTTCTTCTTCAAACTGCGCTTTATCTGCCGCAATACCTTCAGCTTCTACGTTACGTTGTACATCACCTGCTAACTGTTGCGCTTGTAGTGCCTGTAGTCCATAGGTGTTAGCCGCATCCTGCGCCGCACGTAGCCTGTCCTGTTCAGTGTTAAACTGAGTCATCGCTTTATCGTAGGCTGTTTCATAACCTTTAGCAGTTATATCGCCTAACTGCATACCCAAGTTGCGTTGGTTTTCTGCATCAAGGATAGCTTGTCGTGATCCACCGAACGACCCTGCTTGTGTCATACGCCCAGCGTTCTGCAATCTGTTTATTTCAGCCTGCCTGCGTGCTTCTCGTAGTTGTGGTTCTAATGACGCTTGTAAATACGGACTCATAAACTTATCTGCTTGAGATGCGTCAAATGTAGCAGGGTCAAAACGACCCATACCTTCTGGCACTTGTAATCCACCTATACCTTCAAAGGCTTGTTGTTGTAAAGCAGACTCTCCAGCAGTTAATGGCCCCATGTACGCGTCATAGGGTTTTTGAGCTAGAGCTTGACCTGTACCTAGCATGTCAGTTACGTATTTGCCTAGATAGCTAGCTAAAGTAGAGTCAATACCGGTTTCTGTACCCAAAGTAGGGCCACCTTCGTTAAACCGTTGGACGTTACCACCGTTAGCAAATTGTGCTAATCCACCACCTGCGGCGGCCATAACTTTTTGTGGGTTAATTTCTTTGCCTTGGTTTGGGTTGCCTGTGCGTGCTTTACGTACGTTAGTCATCATATTGTCTAACACTTTAGCGCCAGCATTAGAGCTACCATTACCTAAATGACTTACTACATCGGCAGGGATAACAAACTCACCGTCACTTAGCGCGGCGGGCTGTATACCGTCTATAGAAGAAGGCACTCTATCGGCCATACCATCGGTCATACCGTCTAAATAACGACCACCAGCTAGCTGTTTTACTCCACCACCTATATTGTATTGGACGTTAGCAAGGCCGGGTGGGGCAGGTTTTGTTTCTTCTTCTTCATCTTTTTTGTCAGCGTACGGTGGTATTAAAGGCGAAGCTATACCACCTTTTGCGTAGGGTAAATTTTGACCACCCCCTCCGTACGGGCTTGCTAAGTTTTCTGCGGCAAGTTGTTGCGCTTGGCCTCTAAGACCTGCTTCAGCGGCCTCAAGATTAGTCATCTCTGTAGCACCTTGTATTTGGTAGGGTACATACGTGCCTGTAGGAGTATAGTCAACTGCACTTGGGTCTAACTCGTTACCTTGCGCATCAACTTCTCTGTAGCCATATTGTGCATCAGGTCGGTACTCTCCACTGCCAACCCCTGCTAAACCTTTAGGTATGTAGACTGTGTCTGTAAAGTAGCGTCTACCACCCGATCCCGCACGGCGGTTAGGGTCGTTTGTAAAGGGTACTTGTTCTCTTACCGCAACTAGCTCCGGCACTGTGCCTTGATAACCCGACGGGCTAATCTTGGGGTCAAGTGCGCCTGATTCGGTAAGAAGATAAGACTGTACCACTCCACCTAACGGAGTGCCGAAAAAGTCCGCTACAGTTCCATCAAAATTAAAAAGACTGTTTACCCCTTCACTCAGTTGATTAGCCATTATATTATTCCTAATTCTTTCATTAGTCGGTTTGTTTCTTCACTTTCAGTGTCTATTAACCCACCTTCAGCCGCCGCTATACCGTATGGTAACACCTGTTGCTGTTGAGTTGGCTGGCCAAATGCACCTCCGTAAAACCCCGCTTGCGATGGTGTAGCAAATATGCTACCGAAATCGTACAAATAGTCAATATCTGCTGTTGGGGCTTGTGCTACGTTTACTACCCTACCTCTACCT